AGAGATGCAAAATTCTTGTCAATCTTTGGTGCGATTGTCTGAATTTCAGCAATACTGCGCTGAAACTTGAGCGATTCCGACACTGCTTCGTGAAGGGCATCCCGAATCTGTGACAAGACGCGAACAACCATTTGTGTCATTACGACACGACCGAGTGTTCCCCACGATGCCGTCATGGTATTGGTTGCGGCTGCCGCCTGTTGAGCGCTCTTGGCTGCGTTCTGACTGGCTGTTGTAGCGGCTGCACCCGTTGCCGTAGCCGCTGCACCGGCTGCCTTGGACGCCTGCGCGTATGCGTTGACAGAACTGGTTGCCGTACTATAATCCGGCGGCACCCATAATTTTGAGACAGGAGCAGCAGCGGCGGCAACCGGAGTCGCCGCCCCCATCGCCGAAGTATTGACTCGCGCCATTGCTGACGCCGCCCGACCAGCCTGTGTTGCCATGTCGCGCAGAATGTTGACAGTCTGCTCGGCCTTACTGTTCCAAGCAGACATCGCGGCCCCAGAACTCGACAATGCACTCGTAATACCTTGAAGCGCACCATCTAACTTCGCCAGCGCATCGAGCGCTTGGGACACATCAAAGCCAAGTTTATTGAGAATTTCGTCGGCCATAAAGGCTCCACTACACCTTGACTCGCACGGCCTGAATATGCGGTGCGACGGGTGGTAAATCCACTGTGGATGCAAAACTACGGAACGCCTGGAAACCTTTCATCTGAAAGTTGTATGGACCTTCCTTTAACACACGATAGAAGAGTGTTGGGTCAGGATCGACATTCGCATTATGATATTCGTTCCAAATCAGCCACGGTAATGATGTACTGTAACTGAAAACATACCGTCCTTTGCCGTCGTCCGCCTCCAATCCACCGGCCCCTTCACCAATGCCTGTGCCAACTCGACTTTGCGTTGCGGGTGCAATTGGAATGTTGTAATGAATCACTTGTGCCAGGTGCATAAATGTTGCACGCGATGCACCACTCCATACCGGAATCTCCATCAACACAGCCTCAAGCCACACACTAATTGCTTGAGATACAATATCCATCATGTGTCGATGAAGGGCCTTCCGATAAGAAGACAAATTCAAGCGAGGCGCGACGAACTTTGGCACAAACTTCATGGTCAGGAACCTTTCGGCACTGGGGCAACCCCAAAAGGCGTCCGTGCCCCAGCCAATTGAGCCTCCCACTCTGCCTCGTCATGGCTACAAATCTGATTGTAAGCAATAACGAGTGCTTGCGTCTCAACACCACAGTCATCCCATGAGTCTTTGACGCCAGGTGGTCGTATGCCTAGCCGTTCACAGGCTCGCCAGACAGCGTACTCGCCGGTTCGTTCTGGGGGCCAGAGTATTCGGCGGGCATTGGTCCCTGACCAGCAAGAAAAACCTCGCGGGCCTTTGCCAGTTTATCGTCGTCAAGTGCATTTGCCTCCAAGACAAGAGCCAACACACGGTTGGATTCAACCTGTGTTAGCATCGCCGCACTCAAATCCTTTTCCCAATTCGACCAGGTACGGGGATCACCCTCCTTGACTGTATCCCATTCAATCTCGGATGGAGTCAGAGACTTGACGACCATGTAGCCAAGTCGCTTCTTTGCCCACTCACCGAGAATCTGTTGATAGGTAGGATCGTTTACATTAGCAACCCAACCGTCCTTGGTAAGTTTTCCTGGCGGTTTCGGCGTCGGGCACAGTGCCGTAAACTCGTCCATATTCGGCAGACCCTTGGCACGAAACACGAGGTTCTGTTCACCACGCGGTAGCACCAAGATGATTTCTGTACTCAGAGACTTAGGATCAACACCAGCGATCTTCATGTTCATTTCCCTCGCGGAGAAAGAAAGGTAAGGTTGACATCGTGCCAACCTTACCGTATTCAGCGTTCACAGGACTATTCCACGTCCCGCTCCACAATCGGTTCAGTCACGTTGCATTTGCCCGTAACCGAAATCGACGCTTCCTTGAAATTCACTTCCTTCGTGTCGGCGCGGAAGTCCGGGAATGTGGTTCGCTCATTCTCAGACGTGCCACACGGCGGCGTGTGAAGAACAATCAGGTCGATGGCATAGGGTTCACACTGATCGGTGGATGCGCTGACCCACTCAGCCGCACCGCCAATACCCTTCAACGCATCCATCGGACTGACTGGTTCACTCGTTCCTTGAGTGATGTGTTCGTAAACAGCCTCCATCTTCACGTCCATCGGCACTTGATTCCCTTCCCTGACGGTATCCAAGTCGCCTCGGTCCAACAGGTATTCGTGAGTCTTGTGCTCGGTGTAAGTGATATTGCCGTCACCCACTTTGATGTCCAACTGTTGTGGCAAGAAAGTCACGACGCCATCATCGACATACGTGCCTGCTCCAAGAGCGGGAGTGAAAGCAATGTTGGTTGTCGCCAAAGGCACGACACCAGCCTGCGTAGTCGCCACGGTTACAACCGTGGTTCCACCAGTAAGAGCCGAACCGTCGCCGACCAAGAGAGGTTGGGGTGTTGCACCCAAGACACCCTTGAACTCGACGACCCACGCTCCGGCTGTGCCAGTAACAGCCCAGTCGTCAGTCGTGTAACCATCTTCCATTGCCACGAGAGCCGTCTTAACGGCTGCCACATCGGCCTCAAAGGTAATGGCATCAGTCGTCTTACCACCCCATGTCAAATGGAAATGGCCGCCAGTCGCCGAGATGCCGACTGACTGCTTAGCGTTGACACCACCAGATGGGGCGGCAGTGCGCGCGGTGACGACGTGAATCGTGTCGGCTGTCTCGCCGTCCACGGTAAAACGAGCACCCAGGGGCACTTTATCAGTGTCCACGGTGTTCAAGACAACAGAGTCGATGTCCAAATCCGTATCGGTTGCCACAGGCGGGGAAGCCGTCAATGCTCCCACCCCCGCGAGACCGTCTTGGAAAATGACATCGCAATCGCGTAGTTCAATGCGAGCCATGTTCAGTTTCTCCTGTTATTCGTTGTTGGAAAGTTCCATCACGTAGCGAGCGTCAACCATTGACTGCTTCAACTTGTTGGTCGGATCAACTTGCCCAAAGTGCATGACGCGAATGGTGTCATTGCGTCCCTGCGCTGGCGACAAACAACCAACCAATTCATGCTCGTCGTCACCAGGTTCATTTCCATACTTGAAGATTGCGATGGAGCCATCCATTGCTTCGTGAAACACGCCAACCTTCTTGATGATGTCGTACTGATTCTTGCCCTCGTCGTTACGACTTTGGAACAAGACGTTCACAATTACTTCAACACGGAAATAATTGCGACTCAGTTCCTTCGTAAAAGGCCCTGTAATGCGCACTTCACACCGATCCGTGGCGTGTGTAAATGCAGTCGTGCGCTCATGCAGACCCTCCACCAAAACTGGAAGAGTCTGACTGTCCGCGATACCTTTCAAGTAGGTGGCTACGGATGCGAAAACCCAGCGTGCCCAATTAGGATTGGCAGACATTATATCCTCCTTGCAACCGAGTTAAGAGCAAGATCATCGTCAGCATTGATCTCCATAACGGAGCCTTCAATACCAAGTGGTTCACCGGGCATTTCTTTCCCGGTAACGACGTATGCCGTATCAAACTCGTACTCCTCAAAATTCTCAATGGCATACTTCCTGCTGTTGTAACCAATCCAATCACACTCTTGTAACGCGAGATTGGGAGCATCGCGGCGTTCGATGATGAACAACCGTTTTCCAACCTCAAAATATCCACCCGTCACCGTCATCTTATTGGCAGAAATCACCGAAATGCTCTGCTTCAATTCTCGACTGATCGTAACAGGCAGAACGACCGCTCGATGAATCCGGGTTGCCGTCTTCGTTCGAGTCACTTCACCGGTTTTCGTATCCGTAGTCACCGTGCCATTCTGGTATACGGTAATCGCACCCCCGTACTGCCGCTTCAAGGCGTACAATACGTGACGAATCTGTTGATTCAAGCTGTAGTTAGCGGGATACGTCATTACTTTTCCAGAGCCTTCTCCAATCGTTCCATCATCATCGTGTTTTGAGCAATCACGTCTGCGCATCGTTCGACAAGCGGCATCAACACGTTTCGCTGCTCGTCTTCCAATTTCTCGATGCGCTTAGTCATACGGCACTCACGGACCCAGTTTTGCCAAAGAAAGAAGGCAACAACCAGAACCAGAGGGCCATATTGCTTGAGCAATGAAATGGCGTCGATAAACACGTCCATTGGTGTCTCCATTCACCGCAGTTGATGGTAAAGCCGCCCGGTCGGTAGGTCCGGCCGGGCGGCCGGAAACTCGCTCAGACAGGATTAGCCGAGCACCGGAACGCAGAGGGCAGCGTTCAGAACCGCCACACCCGCGAGGATGTCGCAGTTGACCACGGTGCCACCGGCGTTGATGTCGTACTGCATGAGCACGCGCATCCCGATGCCGTTGTGAGGAACCACGGCGGCCATGACACCCATGCGGCTGTCGGGCAGAGCCAACGGCCGGGTGATGAGCGCCAGGGCGTCCCGATGGAACGCCAGGTTCAACGCACCGTATGGGCCGGGGTATGCGGCGTCCGTGTTGACCACCGCAATCTCCAATGGCCGATCCAGGTACACCGTGCAAGTCGTACCAGCGTCCTCAGACTCGATGACCGTATAGGTATGCCGCCCATTGAGGGTTACCCCAAAGGAGAGCAACTGGCCAACTTGCGGAGCCTTGGCCGTGGTGTAGGTATCAAGGACGATACCCTTGCTCCAACCCTTGGCGTAATCAGCCGCTACACCAATCTTCTTGTAGCGCGTGACTACCGCACTGGTCAGCACGGTATTCTTGAGGGGTTCGTTGAGAACAACCGCGCCGGAAGTCTTATCGAGCATCCAGGTGGGTTGATCGTTGCCAGCGATATTCAGATACTCGCCAGCGAACCCAGTGACCACGATATTGAAAGCCCCGGCGTAACCGGCATCCTGACCAGCAACGAGTGTCAGGGGGCCTGCGTCAACATCCGCACCCGTCAGGACGTTGTTCACGTTCTGATCCATGTAGGTGTCGAAACCGAGGATACGGCCGAGGATGGCGTTTTCCAACGCTGATCCACCATCACCACGCTGATCGGCCCTGATGAACAGTTCCGTCTTGAGCATGGCAGTCTCGCTACCCGGAGCCAGGACGAGCCGACGCCCATCCACGGGAGCCTTGTTGACGTTCAACCGCTCACGAGCATCCAGGCAGTAGTCCCTGGCCGTCGCAGCCGCCAAGCCACCCAACCGACCCACACGACCAGCGGCAGGAGTGCCGAGGTAAGCGTGAACGCGACCGAGCAAGGCGCGGTCGATGCCACGGCTGATGGACAGCATGGCGGGTCGGAGGTAAATGTCGGTCAATTCTTGGAAGGACTTGCTGCCTTCCCCGTCACGGATCACGAAACTCTGATAGAACCACTGGTCCAAAGTCACCGGCACATTGGTCGCGGTGGCGTCTTGCTGGACGAGGGTGGTCCCATCGGTCTTCCGGCGAATCTTGAACTCACCCGGACGACGGGTGTTCACGACATCGCCGAACTTGGCGATTTCGTTCTCAAAGTCACGATGGACGAGGTTAGCCATGACCATGTTCTCTTCGAGAATGGCCAAGCCTTCCTGTGCCCAACAATCTGTTACCAACTCTTTCGAGTCGGGCGGATCATTTCTGTCCGCCTCCTTGCATCGCTGCAAGGTTCAGACTATATCTTCACCCGATCTTTGATAAATCTTACACAACACTCCAACCGTTGAAGATGTTCTGTTGATTCATCCCGTAAAAGATGATTGCACGTTAAACATATCACGCCGCGAACAACTCCATCAACATGGTGGATATGTTTATGTTGTTGATTCTTGAATCCTGAACCACAACATTCACACTGACCAATCGCGTACAGTCGCACAACTTCATCTCGCGTCATTGAATACCGAGACATTGCTTTATGCAACCGTTGACAAACTTTACAGTAATGATACGGACAATCCTTAACACTGCAAAACTCTGTCACCAATTTCCACGTCGAACAATCCGTACACCACGCTCGTCCATCCTTGATTGTGCGCTTCCAACCTCTTGTCGGAATGTCATAGTGGAAACCTTCGCTAATCTTCGTTGCAACTCTCTTTCGTTTCGGGGCAGGGCGTTCAGTCGTTGAGGGTTCCCTTTCGGGTCTTCCCTGCTGATTGACCGCAGCACTCAGATTTTCACGCATCGCGTACTGGTGCATACTCGGTGTTTCCAGCATATAGCCCTGTTGTTTCATTGATTGTCACCAACCAAAGGAGCCTTGGGTTAATCAAGCTCAGGAATGTAGGCATCCAGGACGTTCTCGTAGCAAGCCACGAAAGCCCGGTTTTGGTACAGACGATTCATGTGAATCTCCTTGTTTTGTTTGACTCAGTTCACCACTCCCCTGGGGACTAGCGGCGCTTGGGAGCGAGTCCGAGCAATTCAGGGTTCTTGCTTCGGATTTCACGATACTGTTGCGGAGTCAATTTCCGCACGTCGATCTTGCCGCCTTGACCCGGTATGAGGCCACCGGTAGCCGAACTCGAACCGATCCCCGAAACCACCCCGGACTTGAAGAGGTTGGCCCACTCGGGCAACTCCTTCATACGCTTCACGGCTTCCTCGGGTGAGCGGGTCATAATCACTTGCTCGTTCGTGGTGGCATCCACGTCCGGCATGTCAACCACGGGCTTATACTTGCCCGTGCCTTTACCCGTCTTCTCCTCCATGACCTCAATGAGACGGGTCCACGGCCGCAATTGTGTAATCATCTGCGCCGTATTGAAAGCCTCATGCTTCACAGCCGCATCCTGCAATGAACGGTCGATAGTGGAATCTCGATACAAAGACTCCCACACACGGGCCTTCTCGTCAGCCTCAGTCATCTTGGCTGCGTGCGCCTCTTCCATCTGACGCTTTTCCAACTGAGCCTGTTGTTCCTTGGTACGCAACTGACCGGCGATGGCGTCCAGATTCTCCTTCAAGGTCGCTCGCTCCTGATCGGTCAAACTCTTGCTCTTCGTCAATTCCGTCAGTTGCAACTCCATCTTTTGCAACTGCACCTGATGCTTGCGCTTATCCTCGGCAAGAATACGATTCAGGTCATCCTGGGTAAAGGTCGTGCCGCCAGTAACGGCACCAGCAGTGGCAGCAACAGCAGCGGCAGCAGCAACGGCAGCGGCAGCGGCAGCGGCGGCAGCATCTTCACCCTCAAAACAAGACTCCCACGGACGAGACTGATACATAGCATTTCTCCAAACCCTCGAATGATTCTAGCAGGTATCCCGCCGATTCGAGTCTCGGTGGCCCTGACCCAGCGAAAGCTGGTAACGAACACTCAGTCACGATAAGTAAGCCCAACCCGTAGGAAAGGAACCAGACTTTTCGTAACGTCGAAACCTCTTATGCAATGACGAGTAGGATAGTCCATTTTGACTCGCCGCTATTTTCATGGAGGGATACGCCACATTATCAACAAGCACACAACGACTCATTAACTGCCTTGCCGCATCACGTTGTCGTTGATAACCTGGATGCCCTCGATGAATCTCTGATAATCGTTGCCGCACGCCAATTGTTCGTTTACGCCCTTTGTTAATTGCAGCCATCCGCTCCCCGAAACCTGCAACTCGTTTCTTTCCACGATTTGACGCCGCCCGTCGAGCCACAATCTCTACCGATGGTTTTACACCTTTTGGTGCGCCGCCTCCACCAGAATTGCGATTGTATCCAAATGGTGCCTCAGTCTTTAACTCGGCAATCGCCTGTTGTTCCATCCATTTCACACACTCTCCGTCGCAACTCTGATAGATCACAGTAAAGCGGAAATTTTCAATACCATATTTGGCAATCGCCGCTTTTACAAGATATGAACCATGTCCATTTCGATGCTTACACCATCGCAATGCTGGATTAGTCGTGATGCCAACGTACATCTTCCAATTGACAAGGTTCGTGACAATGTAAAGACAGTGCATTACGACAACCGACTCATCTTGAGCGCGTCACTGTCTCTTAAAAATGGTCTGAGAAGTCGCCAAGCCGATGACGAGGGGCAAAGATTTATCACATGCTCAATTGGCAGTTGTGACCGCTCGTAGCTGGTCTTCACCGCCCCGTACCCCATCGCACTGACCGCCAGATTCTCCAACTCCAACTCAGGGTCTTTACCGTCAAGCAGCGCGTACGCAATCTCATACGCTGCAATGCGGATGGCTTCCGGGACTACTGCGTCAGCGCCCCTTGGAAACTCCAATGGTTGAGCCGCTTCGGCGGTCTGAATCTCCGTCTGCGTTGCAGACGGATTTGCCTGCAAGAGTGTGTAAACGGTTGCTTTGTATCCCTTGTAATTCAAGGCGTCAATGACGCATCGGGCCGCGAACAACGCCTTGGTGTGATTGGCAGCAGACGCATCCGTCCAAGCCGTCTCATGGAGACGGTGGGCGAAGTAATCATCCGCTTCAAGCAGCGTACCGTAGAAGGTCGAGTCGATCATGCCTTCACCAACCAATCCAATTCAGTTCGTTTGCGTTCCGTGTACCACCCTTTGTCCCACAGGTCAAAAAGCATCTTGAAGTATTCGTCGTACATCCAACGAACCCGATCCAGACTGTAATTCGCAATGGCTCGTTGTCGAATGTACTCTGGGTTCAGTTCTTGTACGTGTTGGGCCGCCCACATGAATTGTTCCAACGTCCGGCAACGGTATCCTGTCTTACCGTGTTCAACTAATTCAGGATAACTTCCCCAGTCAGTCGAGATAACTGGCGTACCAGTCATCTGTGCTTCCAGCACCGTCATGTTAAAAGGCTCGACATACAAGGTTGGAGCAAAAGTTGCAATTGCACCTTGATATAAACGAAGCCGTTCTGCTCCCGTCACAAACCCAACGTGTTCAGCATCGTATCGTTCACCCAACCCGGCCAATTTCAGTCCGAGTCCAAGGCGCTTGCAGGTTTCAACTGCGATGTCAACACCTTTCCGATGTGTCAAACGTCCAATGTAAAGGTAATAATCCCCCTTCTCTCCCATCGGGTATGCGGCCGGGTCCAGATAATGTGGAATCGACACGTCATAGAATTTACCGTCAGGATCAAAACTACCTTCGGCACCCCAAACCTTGTGCATGTGTGCGTATGACGCGAATACGCGATACTTGGCAAAAGTGCCATTGTAACCTATGGCGTATTCGACAACCATCACGTCAGCAATCGAAGCCAATACTTGATTCAATCGACCATTGATGACGCAAACAAAGTCGCCTCGTTGTTTTCGTTTATTGATCTCAGTTGCCACAGCCTTGTTAAATACTGGCCAGTAAGCAAACTTCCCGGTCCAATCCATCGGCACCGCTTGTCCAAGCACAACATCCTCGTCACAGACTTCATCACATCCCATACCATAGTGAATGACTTGATGCCCCAAGGACTTCATCATCCGAATGAAGTTGCCCGTCAATGCTGTAAACTGACATTCACTTTGTCCTGATGTCCGCGTACTCGGCAACCCGACGACATGAAACATAGGCGTCCTTTAGGCGGCCGGAGTATACATACTCCGGCCGCCTCTCTGATTGTTTACGTATGTGCGACCCAAGTTGCCACACCACTGGTGACATTCAACATCCAATCCCCATCACCCAAACCCGAAGAATCAGGAACATTTGCTGGACCACTCGGACCACTGGGGCCAGTCGGGCCATCAGGACCGCTCGGACCACTGGGACCAGTCGGACCATCGGGACCACTCGGACCTGTTGGCCCGCCACTTGGACCTTCCGGGCCACTTGGTCCGCTGGGTCCGTCTGGGCCACTTGGACCACTCACAAACGAATCCGCACCACTCGGGCCACTCGGGCCACTCGGGCCACTCGGGCCATCCGGGCCGCTAGGACCGCTGGGTCCATCGGGACCGCTCGGGCCATCCGGGCCACTCGGGCCATCCGGGCCGCTCGGGCCATCCGGGCCACTCGGGCCATCCGGGCCGCTCGGGCCATCCGGGCCGCTAGGACCGCTGGGTCCATCGGGACCGCTCGGGCCATCCGGGCCACTCGGGCCATCCGGGCCGCTAGGACCATCGGGACCGCTGGGTCCATCCGGGCCGCTGGGTCCATCCGGGCCGCTGGGTCCATCAGGACCGCTAGGACCGCTCGGGCCATCAGGACCGCTAGGACCATCGGGACCGCTCGGGCCATCAGGACCGCTGGGTCCATCCGGGCCGTCCGGGCCGCTAGGACCGCTAGGGCCACTCGGACCATCGGGACCGCTCGGGCCATCCGGGCCACTCGGGCCATCAGGACCGCTGGGTCCATCCGGGCCGCTAGGACCACTGGGTCCATCGGGACCACTCGGGCCGTCCGGGCCGCTGGGGCCATCGGGACCACTCGGGCCGTCCGGGCCGCTGGGGCCATCGGGACCGCTCGGGCCATCCGGGCCGCTCGGGCCATCCGGGCCGCTCGGGCCATCCGGGCCGCTCGGGCCATCCGGGCCGCTAGGACCGCTCACAGATGAATCTGCACCACTCGGGCCGCTCGGACCTGTTGGACCACTAGGACCGCTCACAGATGAATCCGCACCACTCGGACCACTGGGGCCATCGGGACCGCTGGGACCATTGGGACCACTGGGACCATTGGGACCACTAGGGCCAGTCGGGCCACTCGGGCCACTTGGACCCGTCGCAAATTCCCCAACCTCTCCGGCTGCAAGTTCCAATACCTTCGTCTGCGTGGCACGTACTTCTGCCACAATCTGATCCCAGTCTTGTGAATTGGGATCACGGTCACTTATTGTGCCCTGACGTTCAGGATTGATGGAATTACCATCCCAAACCTGATCGGGGAATTGTGGTGTCGTGTATGCCATTATATTTGTTCCTTAACCGATTGCTTCCCAACGAACAATGAACGCAGTATTCACCACTGTAAAATTGAGGGTGAATCCATCTGCATCCATCGAAACAAAACCACCTGTCACTTGTGAGTTACCGGACGAATTGATCGTGTAGATGCACAAATCAATTCGACTATCTCCCTTAAAAATGTTGCTGAATACGCCCGCCCATGACATGGAGTTTTGATTCCCGGCAGCATCCATCATACCTTGACAACAACAAAAATGTGTCTGGACGCCTGGTCCCTTCGACACCCAAAACTTCACTGCCTTCGGCCGAAAACCAAGTCCGGTAACTAAGTAGTTTCCTGTGGCAGCCGGACACGTAAAACAACCGATCCGAACTTGATTTGTTGCATTTGACCCACTCGGACCACTGGGGCCATCGAGACCACTCGAACCACTCGAACCACTCGAACCACTCGGACCACTCGGACCACTCGGACCACTCGGACCACTCGGACCAATTAGACCTATTGGACCACTCGGACCTATTGAACTGGTCTGACCAAATATTTCCTCTTGATCCCGCTGTAACAATACTGCCTGAATTGCACAGACTTCGGACACCACCTGATCCCAGTCTTGCGAATTGGGATCACGAATATCTGACCGGTGATGTCTTTCCGTATTGGAACTTGTACCATCCCAAACTTGGACAGGAAATTGTGGTTTTGCGTAGGCCATACTTACACCAACTTTGGTTTGCCTGCGCCACGCACACGCGGAGCGACGGACCCTTGCAATGTGGTGTCACGGCTGGCTGCCTTCTCTTCCTCCCCGGCCTTGGGATTGGCTGACAGATCACCGATGCCGCGTGCTCCCATATCCCCTTTCGCGCCTTGTGACTCAGCAATCCGTGCCAAACGTGCCGCATGGTCGTCCCGTGCTTTCTTGTATTCATCCTCGTCAAAACCAAGTGCAACCGATGCCGTTTGTTCACCAACCAGTCCAGCTTCCACCGCAGCCGTTATCGTCACTGGGTCACTGGTTGTATAATGTGCTGCATCAATCTCTTTATGGATGGCGTCCAAATCATCAACACTGATCTTCCCACCCAATAACGCCTGAACCACACCCTTCGCCAACTCACGTTTCACTCTGCGACCTGGTACGGCCGACATCAGTTTCGTCAGGTCTTGAGCCTCCTTGACCCGATCTGCGTCTGACTTCAAGCTGTACCGATCCGGGTACTTGATTGTTGCAATTTCGCGTTTACTTGGTTGCCGTTCCTCATAAGCCGACCAGTACCCAGCGACCTGTCGTTCGGCACTTTCCAATAACAGACCGATATATGACAACCCGGCTTCAAGACCTTGGTTGTCCATCTGTTTTGATTCAGCCGACACCCGCACGGCCAATGCCGAAACCGCCAAATTAACCAATTCGCGGATGTCCCCTTTGAGTCGTGCTTGTAACTCTAAACTCGCCCTCAACGGTTCAGAGGATGGATTGATGAATGACGGCGTATTCATTCCCTTATCATAGGCTCGACCGTGGGTTGCACCAACCTTGATGTCAGTCTCAGCCGCGCCTTGGCCACCTGTGGTGGCCGTACCATCGGCTGTCGCTACTTGTTTCAAGTGTGAACCAACCGCTCGTAAATCCTTTTGTTCAACGTAGAACGGAAAGTTTGACCGCAACGCATAACTTACATCACTTGAACCCAAATTCAAGAGTGCAATCTGTTGTTGGCATACGTCCTTAATCAATCCACTGCCAATATCCAACAATACGAATGGGATGCGCGTCAATTCCAACTGAATTGGGCCGCCCGGCGCGTCAAATTGATTGACAGTTTCACCTTTCGGGTTGTAGAATTGCAAATTGACCTTGCTATTCTCGATCCAAAGATGCCGATACCGTTTGACTTCCAATGTCGGAAGCAACGTTGCCTGGTCATATTGCATGACTGTATCACGCAATAGGACCGCTTGAAACTCACTCGGTTCATCCGGTTTGTTGCACGTCCACGAGAGGATGTCTTCAATGTCATATTTGTAAAGATACGGCAACGCCGCGCCAACATCCGCTAAGGTTGCCACTGCCGGAACTGGCGGGGAATCCACGAAAATCCCAACCCGTCCCATGACCAACAGTTCAGTCAAAACCTTAACACCGACAAATGCGTTCATGGTCGCACCCCGGCGGTCTACACCAAGGTCCAACCCGTTGACTGCGTTCTGGTATGTCTTGCTGCCGCCCTTACGTGTGATGTCTCGCATCCGTTGATAGATCGCGTTCCGAATATCGTTGATGGCAGCACCAGCAAACTTCGGCACCGGCGTCATGTTCTTGCGCGTGGCATAATCAGTCGGGTCTTCCCGCCCGGAGAACTTTTCCAGGTACGTTTCCCGGAACATATCCCCGCCTTCATAAGTCAACCGCCACTTGGCCCAATCCGTCATCCCACTGATGTAGCCGGGATGTCGGCTGTCTACCAGATTGACTGTTTGATTCGCCATCGTTTATTCCCTCTTGAACGCGCGAAGATACCGGGCAGCAACTTCAAGTCGTTGAATCTGTCTCACACTCACGTTGTCGGTATTTCTCAGACAATGGTTGCCGCTGACGTTTGTATGTCAATTGACAACTCTTACAGTATCGTTGAAAACCATCCTGTTGATTTGATGCCCGGTGAAACTCACTCAACAACTTCTCAGTATCACACTTCGCGCACCACTTAAGACTCATGTTACCTTGCCGATGTCTTCCCCACCAGGCGTGACAGCCGCTAACACCAAACCAATATCAGCGTACACCAATGAATGGGCAAAGTGATCCGGGCCAGTATTTACGTACACTGCGGCCGGGTTGCCAGTGTCATCCTTCTCGTAAGTCCGCACCAAGTTCTTAATGTGTTCTCGGTATTCGAGTGTAATATCACGAGGCAACAAGATTCGAGGGGGATTCGTCTTAAAGCGCCCAAGTGAACACGACAACCAACTGGTTCGATCTACGATGGCGAATGGTGCCCCTGATTCTTCCTCCTGAATCGAGATTTCCTTCGCTGTAATTCCACGTCGGTATCGTGTCAACCACGCATAGCCATGAAACTTCCGAGCAAACCGGCGAGCGTCATTAACATTCGGGTCCGCATCCGCCACAGCCGCCAATACCTGCCACTCCCGCATCAACTCCCCAACATAACCCCAGTCATCCTCCTGAAATTTGCCAAACCACAACAACTTACCGATGGCTGCCGCACTAATGTCTGCACCCGGATGTTGGTCAAACAACCATTCCACAACCGAAATGAATCCTGTCTTTCCTTGATCCACGCCCATCGTTATCAAGCGGTGGCCACCAATCATTGGCCGCTGATCGTTGATTGTATGTCCCCGAACACAGGCATCAATCATTGCATCCGTAACTTGCGCGCCTTCCCCAACAAATGGAAGTCCCAACTTGCTATTGTTAAACTCCTTACTTGCCGCTTCGTCACCCAACCCACGGTGATAGGCGATCACCAACTCACCCGGCGACACAGTTGACGAATACATCTGATTGATGTAGAAGCCCCGTGCTTCATCCGCTGATGTCGTGTGTTCAGTTGCTTTCCATTCACCTGTTGCCAGAAAGATCGGTTTCTCTTTGTGTTCAAGTCGGACCTTACATTCCCGACATTTCAAGAACGACTCATAACACCGTGGATCATTGACGGACTCCCCAATGATCTCAATGCAATCCGGCCAAGTGAACTCTGTCCATCGGTTACAGTGCGGACATTGGAAGTAAAAGTGTTCTTGCGTACTTGTCAGAAAGAGTTTGTGAACACCATACTTCGGAACAGTCGGTGTGGAGATTGCAACAACGTGTTTCTCAATCTGCCCTGAAAGTCGTTCCAGGGCCAACCACACCGCATGAGTATCCATCTCGTCCAATTCATCCAAGATCAACTCGGACACCGGGATGGATTTCAGGTTACTATCGCCTCGACTCCCACGGATATACAGGACATTCGTACCCGTCGATTTCAACCCCACCGTATTCGTGTCCACAAACAGATTTTTTAAGTGGGGACTCAACTTCAATGCAGTCGTGAACCTCGCCTTGGAAAAATCACTCGCATTGATCGTTGTCGGCAAGACGTAAAGCACATCCCTCTTTGACTGGTCGAGTGTAAAAAATGCCCGATTGATTCCTACTTCCGTGATTCCCAACTGTGCCGCCTTCATCGCAATCGTGTACGCCGCATGGCTGTCATGGATTGCACGGCACCACGGATGCCACTTGAAACTATACGGCCCCTCAAATGGTGATCCCATCACGCGACGATTTTCAGCCCACCGACTACAAGACGTAAGAGTCTTGCTTTTCAACCCCTCGGCAATACTCTGTTTCAATTCATCCAGAAGATTGCTCATGGTTTAAGAGGCCGTTTGGGTTCGCGTTGGTCAGCGGCGGCGATGCGGCTGGTTGCTTGGCGTTCGCCCCATCGGCCTCACTTTGCGACTTGCAAGTCACAATAGTCTCTTGTAATTTTGTCACCAGCCGTTGCATTTGCGACACCGGTGCGCCCGGTACGCCGACCGTCGCGTAATTTCCGAGCATATCAATTGTCGCATTGCATCCCATGATGGCTTGTTGCCAAAGTCGTTTACTCTCCGTCTCCAAGAAGCTGGCAGACACCACCGGATCGGGTTTCACTGGTTCTGGTTTCTCAGGACAATTGCGACAACGACGTTTGCGTCTCATAGTTACCGCCGCACGATGTTGACCACCACCGATATGTCATTCGTCCGTTGAACATTGCGACCGCCAACATAGACGAAATAAGTCGGCACACTGGTCACACCATACTTTCGTGCTAAATCAGGGCGTGCGTCGATGTCAACGACTTGAACTTCAACGCCCATCGCCGCCACTTGAACCAAGACCGCCTTATCACGTTGGCATGGGGCACACCATGACGCTGAAAACACAAGCACTTTGACCTGCGCACACCTATTATCAATCGGTATTGGAGCCACAGGAGACGGCCGGATACAACCACCTGCCCACAACACGGCTGCCAACACAAAACACATTGGCAATACAAACAAACAAGTGAATGTTCGGAATTGTTTCATTGGAATCTCCTACCGTTTTCTCTGGACTTGCTTTCGGAAGTCAAGAGAGAACGTCCCGGCACAATTTCTTGTGCCGGGACGAAGATGCTTTGAGTCGCTTACGAAACCTTGGCGACCGGCGCGGTTTGGACCGCAGTCGGATCACTCGGTTTCACGGCGTCGGCCAACTTCGCGGCGATCAATGCACGACCGGCTTCGGTCTGCAACTTCTTGACCAACACGCGCTCGAACACCTGGTCAAATTCCTTGACCACGGCGTCTTCACCAGTCAGAAACATCTTGGCAAGCTGCTTCATCTTTTCAGCCATGCCAGAGTAGTCGCCGACCGAATAGTCGATCAGAAAGTTCGGAATCTGCACGAGACCGTAATTGGTCAGAGCGGCAGCCAGATGGGCTGCACCGCGCCGACGATCCTCGACTTCGGTGTCCTTCTGAAAGAACCACTTGGCAGCCAGAAAGCCCACAGCCACGACGAGAACAAGAATGACAAGATGCACGAGAGAGATCATGTTTGTACCTCAGTTTGTTTCGGACAGTTGAAAGGAACGTGGAGACACGGGACCGGCAGCAGTGGACTACTTCTTCGCGTAAGTTTTCTTCCACTGATACGCCACGCCCGCGCCAACCCCGGCAACGAGCATGAGAACAATCAGCCAAACAGGCGGTAGGTCGGATTCCACTTCGGGAACGTCCGGCGCATCGGGCGGTCCAATCGGTTGCGGTTCAGGATCAGGATCAGGATTGGGATTGGGATTGGGATTCGGTTGCGGACACGGGCAACGTCGTTCCATCTCTCGCCGCCACGGCAGAATAGGGAAGATACCTTCCGACATCTGGACACCGTTAGCAAGCGCACCGTAAAGGCCCTGTGAAGTCATCGGGATATTCTTACCACAAGCCTGATAAACCACGGAGCCGTCCGAACGTTGCAAACGCACGCAAGGCAGAGCCGTAATCTTGTACAAGCCAGTGGTCATCGCATACCGTTCGCGGTAAATGGCCGTATCCGTAGCGACCGGGCAAAAATGAACGGTGTCACGCAATTTCTTCATCTTGGCGTCGGTATTGAACCACCCCAGCACGCGCTGGTAGTTGGCATCACCGATGGCACCAACCACACTGATATACCATCCACCCTGGTCTTGGGGCAGATTGATGACGCGCTCTTCGCAGATCACACCATTCACACCATCCGCAACACACGGATAGACGCTCGCAAACGAAGCGAGCAACACACACACAAGCAGAATCAGTCGATTCATGGGTTTTCCTCTTTGTTAGGAGTTTAACTGTTACTGTGAGAGTGGAGCCGCCGGAGTATAGATCGGCGTCACGGCCCAACCGTGGCTGGCTTTCCACTCAGCTATCAGGGTTTCACGCGGAACCCAGCGGTACTTGGAGACATTGTTATTATCCAAAATTGCAGCCCACTTTGCGTCCAGGTGGACAAGAGCGATCATGTGGGCACCCCCCATGACCGTGATTCCGCAACCTCGGCGTGTTTGACAGGCCCATTCCAGGAACCTCACGTCTCCATTGATCGTGTATGCGTAACGGATTTTTTCGTGGTCAAACTTGGCGGCCAAATCATCCGGCCACTCACCATTCCCCTGCGTCTGCCGCCAGCGATCAGCCGTCTTATAGCGACCTTGCCAGCGAAAGAGTGAGATCATTGTGGCATGGACGCATGAACCCTCACCTTGACTCCCGAGCCAATTGCTCTGTCGCATACCAAGAGGCACATTGACTGTGGGATACTCCTTCGTGACCGGACGAGATACCCCGGATAACATCCCGTCGCATCCTATTAAGGACACAAACAGGAAAAAAGCTACAATGAATTTAGACATGCAAATTCTCCGTAATGTTTCAAGGCAGCTTCGTTATAGGCTCTTGCGGCAGCCTGTGGATCGTCAAAGTAGCCAAAATATTGTCGGTGGCCATCAACACCTATTTGTGCGACCCATTTATTCACGGTACTGTGCGGATACACACCCTTGTAACCTGACGTATTTGTGTCCGGCTTATTTGAATTCACATTATTCTGTGACCGCGTTGCAACACGCAAGTTACAAAATTGATTGTTCAACCCATTGCCATCCACATGATCCACGTCCACACCCTGAACATTTAAGCCACGCCGTTCAACAATAAGTCGGTGCATGAAAATATGCCGACGTACTTTACCCGTTTATTGGATTCGCTCAGCGTAACCCGTTCGTCGGCGACGGTGAAATTGCCATTTCCATTGTGACAAATCTGCATAGTCACAATCATCAACTAACACGGTCTCGCCACCGACCAATTGGACTGTCTTCACTACTTCAGTCTCCGACGTTTTCGCAAAATCTCATGGTGACGTAAATGTCGAACCAGTCGATTAGGCGACCAACGCGAAACATTATCCGTCGCACACAAACCCACGACCGAATATGCCGCCATTACCATTTCGGAACAAAAAATCGAAGTCAAATCCTGCTCTCGCAAAAGACCCTCGATCCATGACAAACCAACACCGGCCGAACGAAATGCGCCCATTTCATCGTATGGTGTGTGAAGTGTGTCCAACAAAAACTTATTAAGCCGCACACGCTCAAAATCATAGAGTGGCCGGTAAAGTGGATAGTGCCAAACCTTCCCTCGGTATTCCTGTAATCGAGGGCCAATATGAAACGCCTGTGACCCGCGAAATGGTTTACCGTTGATTGCACATGGCAAGTCGGATGTTGATTCAGTAGACTCAAAGAGCAAAAGTTCAGGATCGGTTTTACCTGGAAATGTGTACTCTCCAACAATCCCGATATGACTCAAACCCCACCACGGCACGCCATACGTCGCAATGTTGATTATCCAACTCAACCAATGGTCGCCCGAGTACCCAACAATGTCACCCGGAGCGAGTTGGTCGATGCTTGCGAGTTGTGGGCGGTATCGAAAGATCATTCGTCACTCGACTCGATTGAACCAGTGTATTGATGTTGGCAACACGCCTTTTATCACTCACAGCTTGATCGGATGCCCAACAATCCTCACAACGTCGCTCATTGAACATTGCCGGATGGATGGTACAAATCTCACACCAAACCGGATTCAATGACATTCTTTACTCAATTGGTGCGGACAAAGCGCGGGGTGTTGAAGTCTCAGTGTTGCCCGCGTGTTGAATCGTTGCAATGATGTCAAGAATAATCGTGTCCACCAACTGTTCGTAATTCGGGACGCCTTCCAACCGATCCACGATGATCTGACAAATTTGTTGACCTAATCGAAGCACGGATTGACGAGCCAAAAGAGCACCAAGACTTTGCTCGATGGCGTGAGCGGACTTGACGAGGCGTTCAACCGTAATGAAAAGTTGGTTAAGTGAGCCACAAGCATTGAGTAAGTCGGCGTCTGTTTGGATCAAGTTGAAACGTCGTTCAATCAACATCCGAGCAAGTGCGATCTCGTCCCGGAGTGACTTGACATCCTCGTGTTCAGCAAACTGAGCCAACCGCGTTCGATCATCAGCCTTGGCGAGAAGATACTGTCGCAGACTACGACTAGGTGCCCGGTCTACCCCTGAATGTAGTACACAAAATTCTGACCCATCCGGGGCCACGCACACACATTGCCCGGCACGAGTGCCTGCCTTACAACGCCGGGGGTCAGCTAAGTCGGTAACGTGGTCCACACATAATCCTCTCTACATACAATATCGGCCAAAAGCGTCAAAACCTGCATCGAATCTAGCAAAATCGCGCTGGTTTATACGCCATCCAAGAAATACCCATCTAATGGGTTAAGAGATGGCAAAAGAAGATGCGTTTACACGCACTGAGTATCGCGGTCAAAGCCTTGAACCACGATGATCCGGCCGCCCAACTCAAAGTAAGCGTGCTCGAACTCGTCCCCGCCGTCAAGACGGCCAAGGGTACTGTGCCCATCCACATGGACACGGGTGCCCAGTGGCAAACGCTTCCGAACGTCCCCACGCGGCACGAAACGAAAGATAATCTCAGAATGATCGTCTTTGTAGAAAGCCGAATAGACTCTCACCGGCATAACTCCTCGTCCAACTCAGCCTGCCAGCGCCGTACCGCCAACCGATATGGGTCCACAGCACTATACCCGCTGGCATAAATCAAGACACCAACGAAAAGAGCCGTCGTCGGGTATCCAGCACACCACACCAACAACGCGATGCTCGCGGCCACAATACGGCAACCTAACCGCCATCGGTCATGGCGTTCCTGTGTCTCCAAATCCATCCGTTGACGCAGGTAACGGCGCAAATCCTGAACCCGTTTCACGCCTTGCAGATTATTGTGGCGGGCTACCGCATCTCGTATCGTATCCATTATGGTGCTCTCAGTGAAGGTTGAAGTCTCGTGGTTGTCCCATCCTTGTGCCGCACAAAGTTGTATACCATGCACGCATAATGCCCATTGACATCACGCGGGCCGTCAAATGGGTCCGGCCGCCGCGCCCGCATAGCATTGTCACGTTGCAACCGCTCAATTCGCGTCAGCCACTCGGGCTTGAACCCAAAGGTCGCCACGGTACTGATGTCAATTCCCTGCGCCTGCACCGCCGCCCACAGGTCCAACTCGGCAAGCAACTTCGCTTGTTCGGCCCGTTTCGCTTTGATTGACTCAAGTAGTTCTTGGGCGGGTGTCATTGGTTTCTTTCAAGAAAGGGGTCAGGTGAGACTCGAACTCACACTGGACTGCATTGTCTGCGCGCCTCTACATTGGGCTACTGACCCCGTGAACGTTTAGTTCCTAAAAGTCCGTTACTCCGACGATTCTTATTTGATTGTGAACGTGTCGCCCACCGACAATTTGATGGTTTGTAATCCCCGTCATTATTGATGTGATCCAACAGGAATTTGCTTTCCACGTATCCATTAGCCATCGCCCATTGATAAAATGACACGAAATCCCACCACACTTTAGCGACCCTTATTCCACGGCCGCCATAATCCTTAAACTGCTTAAAGTTTGGATTATAGCAACGTGTGAACATATCTTGCCAAAGTCGATACAACTTTGTGTGCGACCGACCATGTGTACGAGTTGTCTTACCCAATCGTCGGCACGCCAAACCGCCACATGAAACAATCTTCCCACACCGCAAGTCACTTGCCCACACGTCTTTAACCACACCACACGCACACCGAACTTTCACTTTATAGTGAACACCTGGAACCCAATAGGGTTTAGCAAGCACGGTCAAACGTCCAAACTGGTCGCCTTGCGTCACAATGCAATCTCCACCACCATCCGCAGTAAAAAGTCTTGAAAATCCCGACTACAATCTGTCGCTTTTGTACACCAATGCACACACTCTTCAAGGGCCGTCTTCACCAGCGTCTTGCTCATGCCGCTCGCGTGGTCGTCCGCCAGGTAGACTCCTGTGCTGTCACAGAACCCAAACACTCGGCTGCCTGCATCCATAATATCTCGGAAACAACCCACCGGCGGTTTCGTTTTGCCGTTTGTCAGATTCAAACCTTCCAACCAGCCCCACGCCATGTCAACGGCGTGCTGAGCATAGTCGGTCGCGGGCAGAATCTCGCGGCCCTTCTGTTCGTTCTCAGAGAGAAGGCGCTTGGCAGTCGGCAACTCGAAGCGTTCAGCGACCTCAGCCCAACCAGGGGCCTTGACCACAGCGGCCGGGCGTCCCTTGCGTTGCACGAAGTCAATCTGCCCCACATCACGCACCAGTACGGCGTCCCCAGCCGTTACCTGCCAGGCTTGCTGCCAGGCTTTCTTCTGTTCGGGTTTCGGTGTCTGCCACGACGGGCAGATGTAGTAAGGGTCCAACTCAGCCTCGAACGTCTCTTCACCATCCGTCAGACTCTTGAAAACGGCCGCCAAGAGACCCGAATCAGCCCCGGCCATGAGTCGGGAACAAGCCGCCTTGACCTCGTACTCACTACTGTTGCGACTCTCGTCGATGTGCAACTCTGACGCCCGGAAATTGTAGTCGAACAAAGATCGCTTCTTGCACTCGCCAACCTCGCGCACCAAGACGCCCTCGCGGTAGATCATCGCTGTCTGACCGTCCCCGATATTACGGTTGGTCTTCGGCAGAATCGACTTCTTGACTTGCGAAGGATCAGACGAAAAATGCAAGAACCGCCGAGGCAGTTCACCATAATAGCGTTGCACGTCTTCATTGACTTGCACGTAGACTCGCGTGTAGCCGTCGCGTGCCCGTGGTTCATCAACCAAGGACACTCGCAAATCCTCACTCAATATGGCTGGTCCGATGTCGCCCTTCTCGCGGATCGTTCGGTCGATGGCGTTGCTGACAAACTCCCGCAAGGCCATCGCCAGGTTCGTCCAGTCGAGTGCCCCAAAGTCCAAGACCCAACCAGTATCAACCGTCCGGGTACTGGTGCCACCCAGCTTACAGTACACTCGTTTGATCGGCGTCTTCACCAGGCCATCGTCAATCACTTCATCGCGCGTCTGGAAGTCCAACTTCGTCTTACCGCAGTAAATCGTCACCGTCAACCCAGCCCGAAGCAACGTGTTGATGGCGTGCTTCGCCCCGCTGCCGAATTGTCCGATTGTACCGGATACTCCACAGTCACGGGTTGTGCTAACACCCAGTAATATGAAACCCTCGACACACGCAATCCCAGGATTTTGGACCATCAGATACATCGTTTGTTCTCCGGTTTGTTCTTGAACCTACTCAATCATACCATGTGTTTCGGAGAAGTCAAATCAATTTTGCCCCGCACCCAGGGCAATCCGTAATCAGGCCAGGATTCCGATGCCACGGATGATCGCACTCCACCGGCCGCTTTGCCCACTGGGCAAAAGACGAGAGGTAGAGGGTGTACTGTTTCCCCTTCTGCTCGAAAAGGACGCCCGGTTCATCCGGCGGTTTGGTCCCCCACGCCCCGAGCCAATGCGGCGGCCGATGCTCGTCACCAATCGCCAGAACGGTGCGCTGCGTGCGCCCGGCCCCACGATTCACGTATGTCACGCCAACTTGAATTTCAACTGGACTCATTGTTTCTCCCGTGGCGGGTCCACTGTAAAGTAACCCGGTTCGTCATAATGTTCATAAAACCGCTCCATGCCGTGCATGTCATCTTCTGCGTCCGCCTTCGTGCCGTAAGGACCACAACCTTCAGGGTCCATCTCAGGCACACCAAGTATCCACCACTCACCGTCTCGCTTCTTGCAGCGCATCTTAGGCACGTCAGCCATTTAGAAACTCCGTTACATCATCCCATCGTTTTGACACCTTCTCCAATTGATCGCGTCCGAGTTGTTGTCGGGCGACTGCCGCCTCCCACAGATCAGTGTCGATCAAGTCGTCAATGTTGTCCTGAATCAAGGCAACAATGACGCGCGGTTCCAAAGCATCCAACTCGAACGACTCGTCACCATACAACGCCCGGTATCCCTCGTAGCGGGAGTCCGTGACTTTGGCAGGATTCGGTGGCAAATTCTCAATCTGATCGAAGTTCAACGCAATGCGTCTGACAGAGACCGTCGAACCAAACAGATTCAAGCGATCCTGGATGTCGCGCGACATGTCGATACCACTTGGGTCGTGGTCGCCAAGATGAATGATGATCGTCCGTTTGCCCGCCTCTTCGCGCCCAATCAGGCGTTGAGATGCTCCCCACATCTCACTCTGGCTCACATATCCACGACAAGAAAAGTATGGTACATCCATCTGAGTACAGACGCCTTCAATCACACCGATCAAAGCGTCCTTCTCAATGAAAACTTCCACATAATTTTCTTGACCGGCCCACAAATCCTCGGTGTACTGATTCGCACAAGCACGTATGATGTTGCGTGGACTGGACCAATGTGACAAACCACGTAAGTTCCGTGTGCGGTCTTCAATCGCATCCCAGTCAATCAAACCCGCCAAACGACCATCGTTGATGATCTCACCAAGACCCTTGTACGATTGCACGGTGTTGGGAATCAAGTCTCTCGAAACAAATTGGTAAAAAAGTTGGCGTAAAGTCAACTTGAATCCTTGTGCCTGGTACTCAACAATAATCTTGTTGGCTTGAGCGATGCGTTCCAACGCGACCGCACGAAACGACTTCGGAACATAACAAATCTTAGTCATTGATGAACTCCCAAGTAAACCCCTTACATTGTTTCAGGCGGCCATGAAGTACGTGAGTGATATTCTGCGGACAAGCGCCTATGTCTCTTGCTGCTTCATCAATGCTATCATACTCCTTCCCGTCCGAACGGCGGACGGGTTTATTTATACCCGTCCCATCTCGACGACAATCACGCATATTCTGTGAATGTGTCCCATAGGAAAGATTCCGCAAATGGTTATCACCCTGCCCTTGCGGCCCGTGGCAAACCTCTTTACCTATTGGTTTCAAGCCTACAAACGCCGAAAGTACCAAATCGTGAACATACCGTGTGCGCCGTTGTTTGCCTCGCCACAAATTGACCACAGCATAATCCCGACGCGACCCAGCCATTCGTTGACGTAAAATGCGTCCGGCCAAGAATGGAACACGCCCGTCAACGTATTCAACGACCCTATCAACACTGCGAACACGTCCCTTGTCTGAGACCTGATACAAACCCTCGTAACCCGGAACATCCTTCCACCGTTCGATCTTCATTTCAAGTCTCGAATCAAGTCAAGGATCAACTCCCGCACGTTCTCCAACGAGTCCAACGTTTGCTCCCGTGAGACCGAAGTATCAGCATGGAGTCGGCTGATCGCCGCCTCGGCTTCCTTCACCAATCGTTCATGCGTGGTTGCCACAGTTGAATACCTGGTCCCGTAGATCGGCGACGTACTCGCCCTTGAAGTTGTGTGCATAATGATCCGGGCCGCCGCAACCACGCCGCAGGTAGACAGTGTGCGTGCGCTTGCAGCCGTGAGTGCATTGCAGCCGCACGCAAATCGCCCACCCGCCATCTTTGATGATGACCAGTGTACCGATTCCGGCGGCGTAGGTCTCAACCTTCTGGCCGAGTCGGTTAGCAATCCACTGCTTCGAGCGGCCTTGCAAGTCTTCACTATGAAGCATTTGCCGCCTCGCGTGCTAATGCCAGGAAAGTTTCCCGCTCGTTGCCGTCGATCTTGACGAGCCACTGCGACGACAACTTGCAGTTGCACTCAATGCCCAAATCCTTGGCGGTCTGCAAGACACCCATCAATGCCTTGTCCCAGTTCTCATGCACTTCGGTCGGCCGGATAATCATGGTTGCACCGCCAACTCCGCGCAATACAGCGCGAACTTCTGTGTGTAGTCGATATGCCCCATCGCACATCGTTCTGCCTTGCCCACGTCCACCACGGCTGGCAGACCCCGACGAAAACGCTCAGCGTTGACCACATCCAGCATAATCTTGCGCTCGTAGATGATCCACTCCAACTCGTCACCGATCCATTTGGATTTCTGTGGCCGGAGTTTCTGAGCCTCCATGAGCACTTTCTGGAAGATAGCAACCAGACTATTCATCAGTCATTCTCCAAAACTGCAACCAAACAAATGAGTTTCTTCGTACTGAACGCCCGCAAGTCATTGATGTTCCCAGTCTTCGCCAGGATAACATTGATGCACTGCCGCCTGTGGATTTCCTCCTTCACTTGAGCAACATCAATCTCTGTTGCAATCCGTGCGTGCGTATAGTCCCATTTCTGTCGCGGGGTCAACCTCCCTTGTCGATTGAACTTCGTGCTCCCGCAACACACTAACGTCTTAGTTGTCTTGGTCACTGTGGACAGATACGGGTTACTGCCACCAACCAATAACACGTCCCCAACCTTTGCGTCAGTCAGCATCGCCATCACCCTCAACCATCTCGCCGCCACAAGCGCAAGTCGGTGCGCCTGCTTCTTCAAGCCACTTGCGCGTCATGCGAACAACGCATCCACACTCTTTGCAGGTGACTTTCAACATGCGGGTAGTCTGTGTCTTTGGCCGATTGCTGGCGACAAGCCGGGCATGTGGATACTCCCCGATCTCGTCCGTCAACACTTGAAGTTTGATCTTCAACTCGTCACCGACCGTCGTAGCCGTCATCTTGCCTTCAAGACCGACTGACTTTGCCAGTTGCTTGAACGCGCCCCGATGACCGCACTCAAGACCGACTGCAACGTGAACCAACTCGTGAACCACGACACCGCCGACCTCGATAGGGTCTTTCAGCAACGGGCTGATAAAAACCTCAAAAGTCTGATCTTCGCTGTTCTTGTCGCTCCACGCTTCGCCGATTCGCTTGTTCTTGTTGGCGAGAGCCATCTTCGACGGAAAACTGCACGACGCACGAATCTTTGCAGGTAGGGTTGCACCCTTCCCCTCAAAGACCGGCCGCAACTTTTCAATCAGCGTCAGTAACCACTGTTCTCTTAACATCAGTGTCCCTTTCTATTCAACTATACATCACAGGCGTAGAAAGTCAAGTCAACGGTCGAGATTTTCGCCCGCCTTCTCACAGATCGCGCCCGCAAGATTGTTCCAACCCCGATCCTGTGCAGCCATCTTGCACAGGTCCGAGTAGCCCTTGTCCAAGACGGGGCACTCCGTCGTCTCAACCCCGACAACTTGAGCGACCCGTGCCATCGAAACCCGAAGTCCTTCCAGTTCCTTGCGTGTGTCCACCACAGCCTCTACGGTACAAAATTCATGGTCGCCAGTCTGGAACGGTGAATCGAATTGCACAAAGGGGCCACCCTCGGGTCTATCGTGCCAGGCTTTACAATGCCGAAGCACTTGGAGAATGTCGTAAGCCATCCGATAGGTTTGTGGCACGTCACGATTGTTGATACTGTAACCGACGCCCCGTTCAAGCGGGAGTAATGACTGTTTGATTGCGTCCAACGTCCAACCAATGTCCACCTTATCCGCGCCCTCGCGCTTGCGCGAATCAAACTGAAAGAGACGCCGGATTTCATCAAACTGGCCGCAACCAATCCGCGAATACAGGTCCAAGGCGTGAAGAATCGTGCGAACCTGTGCATCGTCAATAGTCAAAGTGTACTTCATGTCTTCCTCATATTATATCAGTATTACTTGTTTAGAAGCATGTCCCAATCAAAAGTTCCGCGCCGCTCCAATTTTACTCGCTTTTGTTTCTTACGTCGATCCCTCAAACTATTGAGTGTGACATACGGATCACTATGTTGTTTCACGTATACATCCCGAACCCAAGCCGCTGAGAAAGAATCAACAAAACGTCCAAGACGTTTTCGATTAGCATAGGCTGAATATAAAGTCTCACCCACACATCGACAGACACCAAGATAGGGTGTTGACATTCCACGTCGTTTTCGTCGGCTTTGGGACTGTTGCTTGTATGTTGCCCACCGACAATTTGATGGACAATAATTTCGATTTGTCCGTTTACGATCCAATGTTAATTCATCATTGTATCCATTCGCAAACGCCCAGTAAGCAAAAACGTCAAATGACTGCCATTCCCGACAGACACATATCCCTCGGCCACCATAATTATGCCAACCGGCGGCCCGAGGATTGCTACATCGGTACTTCATACTTTTCCAGCAAGCATAAAGTCTTGAACCTGTGAGACAATGCCGCCGATTCACAGCACCTATCTTTTCATTTCTCAAACAACCACATGAACGAGTATGCCCGGTCACAAGTTTATCACAATTAACCACTTTACAGACACCACAAGAACACACCACAGAAACAGCGCGTCCTTGTGGTGTCACAACAACAGTCAACCGTCCAAACCTGTCGCCCTTCTTCATGCTTTCCTCACGCGCTTCAAGACGGTTTGTGGTGTGCCCTTGTAGTCGTCGTGC